AGTATGGTAAAGCCGGACAAGAATTGAAAAAATATAAATTTGTTGGTTTGTTTCCTGTAGATGTGGCTCCAATTGATTTAGATTGGGGTTCAAATGATTCTATTGAAGAATACGCAACAACATTCGCATTTCAATATTGGGAATCAGATACTACTTCTTAATATGTTTTTTATATGGGGTATTTTACCCCATTTATGTTTAATTGAATTGGAAAAGTAAATAATATGGCAGCTAATAAATTCTCTCTTTTTGGTTTCACAATCGCACGGGATAAAGCCGAGAGCGATCAGTCGGCGCAACAATCCTTTACATCACCGGCTAATGAAGATGGTGCATTAACAATACAATCGGCCGCTTACTATGGAACATACGTTGATCTGGATGGCACAGCAAAAAATGAAGTAGAATTAATTTCTCGTTATAGAGAAATGGCTATGCAACCAGAAATAGAATCGGCTATTGATGATATTGTAAACGAAGCTATTGTAAAAGATGATGATGGTCAAGTTACCAATATTGTTTTGGATAATTTAAACCAACCAGATAAAATTAAAAAAGCGATTAAAGAAGAATTTCAAAATATTTTAAGAATATTAAATTATAATAATATGGCTCAAGATATTTTTCGCCGGTATTATATTGATGGTAGATTGTTTTATAATATTATTATCGATAAAGAGAATCCAGTTGCAGGTATTAAAGAACTACGGTACATTGATCCACGTAAATTGAGAAAAGTACGTGAATTAAAAAAACAAAAAGATGATAAAACTGGTGCAGAAGTTGTAAATGTGGCCAATGAGTATTACATTTTTAACGACAAAGTGGTTACCGGCAGTTCTACTAATTATGGTCCTATTGGTGTACGAATTACAACTGATTCTATTATATCTGTTGTTTCTGGTTTGATGGATTCTCGCCGTGCTGTGGTATTATCTTACTTACATAAGGCAATTAAACCACTTAATCAGTTAAGGATGATAGAAGATGCGACAGTTATCTATCGTATCTCACGTGCACCAGAGCGCCGTATATTTTATATTGACGTAGGCAATTTGCCTAAATTAAAAGCGGAACAGTATCTTCGTGATATTATGGTCAAATATAAAAACAAACTTGTGTATGATGCCAACACAGGTGAAGTTCGTGATGACCGTAAATTTTTATCCATGATGGAAGATTTTTGGTTACCACGCCGTGAAGGTGGTAAAGGCACAGAGATTACAACATTACCTGGTGGACAAAACTTAGGTGAGTTGGAAGATGTAAAATATTTTCAAAAGAAATTGTATCAATCGTTAAGTGTTCCTATTTCTCGATTAGAACCCAATCAAGGTTTTTCGATTGGTCGAGTTGCAGAAGTTACACGAGATGAATTAAAGTTTGCTAAATTTGTTGATAGAGTTCGTAATAAGTTTTCAGATATTTTTGATCAAGCCTTACGTGTACAATGCGTATTAAAAGGTATTTGTACCAATGAAGAATGGTCTTTGTTCAAAGAAAACATTCATTATGATTTTATTAAAGATAACAACTTTAGTGAATTAAAAGAAGCTGAGTTAATGACCAACAGATTACAGTTGTTGAGTTCTGTTGATCCTTATACTGGTCGGTATTTCTCTCAGGCATGGATACAACGAAATGTATTACGTTTAAATGATGATGAAATTAAACGTATGCAAGAAGAAATTGATGAAGAAAAAGAAGCTGGTCTTGGATTGCCTGATGTCACAGGTGCCTGCTCAACCACAAAATCCGGATGACCAAGAACACCAAATGGATATGCAACAACAAGCAGCAGACCAAGCAGTGCAACAAGCAAAAGCGGCTTCTAAAGTTAAAGAGTCTACCGGAACATTTGGTAAACTAAAACAAATACTATAAATATTTTGAATGGAGATAATAATGGAAAATACAAGAGCAATTATTGATTACGCTTTTGACGACAATGCAAAAGATATGCGTGATACACTTTATAGTGATATACAAGATAGGGTAATGGCACATTTGGATGCTCAAAAGCAACAAATTGCACAAAACATATTAAAGCCGGCTGAAGATCCGTTGGCTACGGCACAAGATATAGCAGTAGAACCGGATCAAGACCAAGAACAGGAACAAGAGAGTGAAAACACTTAAAGAGTTTTGTAACCTCTACGAAAAAAAAAATAAGGCTGAACAAGATCCGCCAAATATTTTAATAATGAAACGGCAATCTATTAGGTTGTTTCCTAATGGTCAAAAAGTAGCATTGTATTATGTGGATAAAATTAATAAATATGTGACCATACCATATGAATCTATGACATGGTCTGCTTCCATACCAGAAGAATTTAAACAGGAATAAAAAATGGCAAATTCATTTACGTACCAAGTAATTAAAGATACAACAGAACATGTTGTTATTAAACTTACAGCTTCATTTGATGGCACAGGACAAGAATCAAACAGCTCTCGTATACAAGCTAATACATTATATGGTGCTTTAAACGCAAATGCTACAACAGGATTATTGAGTTCTGGTGGTTCGGCTTTACCATATTATGGTTTAGCTTTAAATCGTTTATGGTACGACTGTGGTTCTGATGGAGATGTTCAGTTGTTTTGGAAAGCAAACACCAACATACCATTAATAATCATGAATGGTAACGGAGAATATGATGGTGAAGGAAACTGGACGACCATTCCAAACAATGCAAAAAATACAGCAGGTTGTAACGGCGATATTGGCGTTGTAACTCGTGGTATGGCTGCTAACGATAGTTATACAATGATTGTGGAGCTACGTAAAGAGAATGAATATTACCAGCGTGGTCAGTTTAATGATCCTGCTGCATTCAATTATGGTGAATATTCAATAGATCCATAATGAAAGATTTTATTACCAAATTATTGTCTGGTAATTTAATAGAGGCAAGAGAATTATTAGATAAACGTATTGAAGAATTGGTTAATGAAAAATTTAACCAAATTCAGGAACGTTTGGCTAATGAAATAGCTGAAGGTAACATACAGAAAATAGGAAGAACAAGCCTTGTTCGTATACGATTCCGTAAAGGAAAAATTCAACGAAGGGTTAAGAAGTCGGCAGTATCGGGTTTCACAATTCGTGGTGGTCGTTTAGTAAGAATGTCACCACAAGAACGTAGGCGGAGATCAATGGCTGCCAGACGTTCTAAGTTTAAACGAAAAAGTAAATTAAGACAGTCGTTAAGAAAACGGCAAATATCTTTAAGAAAACGAAAGGCAATGGGACTATAATGAAGTTAATTACAGAAGTCACCGAAACATTACAATATCTTGCTGAAGATAAAGACGGCAAGAAAACTTTGTTTATCGAAGGTCCATTTCTTCAAGCAGAAGTGGTAAACCGTAATGGTCGTAAATATCTGAAAGAGACCATGGCCAAAGAAGTACAAAGATATACAGAAAATTACATTAATAAAAACCGTGCCTTTGGTGAGCTGGGTCATCCAGACACCCCATCTATCAATCTCGACAGAGTTTCACACATGGTTGTGGGTCTCCGTCAAGAAGGTAATGATTGGATAGGCAAAGCAAAGATTCTTGACACCCCTATGGGTAACATTGTTAAGAGCCTAATCGAAGGTGGCGCACAAATTGGTGTGTCGTCCCGTGGTATGGGTTCTCTTAAAAATGTTAATGGTGTAAACATAGTTCAAGATGATTTTCATCTAGCCACAGCGGCGGATATTGTAGCAGACCCTTCTGCTCCAAATGCTTTCGTTCAAGGTATCATGGAAGGCAAAGAGTGGGCGTTAGTCAACGGTGTATGGACCGAACAACAATTCTCTGAAGCCAAACAGGCAATTAAAAAGGCCTCTCAAAAAGAAATTGAAGAAGTGAGTCTACGCATTTGGGAATCACTCGTAAAAAAACTTTAAATATAAATATCCAATATAAATCAAGGAGATTTTCAAAATGTCAAAATTTAATCTGTCTGAAGCCGCTAAAGAAATACTTTCTGCATCCGTAGCAAGCAAAAAGTCTGGCCAAGATAAATCACAAAAATTAACTGGTGATGTAGCTTATGGTACCAAAGAAGTCGGTGACATAGGTACACAAGTTACCAAAACAACGGATTCTGGTCCAGATGCAACTAAAGGTGTTCCAACATCAACTCCTCCTGGTGCAACACCTCCTGTAGGTTCTGAGCCAGCCAAGAAACTCAAAGGTCAACCTGCTGAGCAAGGTTCTGTTGAACATCCAGAAGGCAAAACTGGCAAAAACCAAATGCCTTTAAATAAAGGTTCTGTTGGTGTTCAGCAATACGAAGAAACTGAAGATGATGACGAAGTTATCGTTGAAGCAGAAAAAGAAGGCCACGAAGATGAGAAAGAAGATAAAGCCATGATTAAAAAAATGATCAAAAAAGAAAAAATGAAGGAAGATATTGATGCCTTAATTTCTGGCGAAAATCTTTCTGAAGAATTTATTGCTAAGGCAACAACAATTTTTGAAGCCGCAGTTATTGCTCGTGCTGAAGAAGTTATTGCTGAAGCCGAAGAAGCTTTAACAGAACAATTCGAAGCCGCCATTGAAGAAATTAAAGAAGAAATGGCCACCAAAGTTGATGATTACCTCAACTACATGGTTGAAGAATGGGTTAAAGATAATGAAATTGCCATCGAAAAAGGTCTCCGTGCCGAAATCGTTGAAGATTTTATTTCCGGTTTAAAAGATTTATTTGAAGATCATTACATTGACATTCCAGAAGAAAAAGTGGATGTCGTTGAAGAGCTTACCACTAAAGTTGAAGAACTTGAAGAAGCTTATAATGAGCAAATCAAATCTGCTATTGAGTTGAAAAAAGAACTCAATGAGCACAAAAAGTTTGAGGCTATTTACGCAGCGTGTGAAGGCCTAACGCAGACCCAAGTAGAAAAAATGAAATCACTCGCAGAGAGTGTTGAGTTTACTACTGAGGAAGAATTTACAGAAAAAATGGAAACATTGAAAGAATCATATTTCAAAAATCCAGTAGTTTCTGCTGATAGCTCTGCTTTGGATGATGAAGTCCAAATTGAAGAAGAAAAGAAGGTTGCAAAATCTTCCGATCCTTTAATGGAAGTTTACTCGAAAGCAATTTCACAAACTGTAAACAAATAACAACTAATATACAAAAAAGGAAAACAAAAAATGTATATGACTGAAGAACTACAAAAGAAATGGAATCCTGTTTTGGAGCATCCAGAACTTGAAGCCATTAAAGACCCATACAAGCGTGCTGTTACAGCTCTTGTTTTGGAAAACCAACAACAAGCTATGTCACAAGATGCTCAAGTATTGAATGAAACAGCATACGGTACAGGTGGTCCTACCAACGTTACCGGTTCTGGTATCAGCAATTTTGATCCTATCTTGATCAGCTTAGTTCGCCGTTCTTTGCCAAATCTTATCGCTTATGACGTTGCTGGCGTTCAGCCAATGACAGGTCCTACAGGTTTAATTTTTGCAATGCGTGCACGTTACACCAACCAAACTGGTACTGAGGCATTCTTCAACGAAGCCAATACAGTATTCACTGGTGCTTCTTCTGGTGCTAACCCATACGGTTTCCGTGGCACAACAACACCTGACAATGACATCGCAACAAACCCTGTAGCAAGCTTTACAGCTAACGCCTTTACAACTGGTATTGGCATGTCAACATCGACAGCTGAAAATCTTGGCGCTGACTCTGACAGCGTATTTGGCCAAATGGCATTTAGCATTGAGAAAGTTACTGTAACTGCTCAAAGCCGTGCTTTGAAAGCCGAGTACTCTTTAGAACT